TTAAGCGCTAACTCTGCTGGCCAAGCATGTACGGGCGTACGTTTAGCAAAAATTGTATATTCTACTTTTGGAATGAGTGTAAAACTTTTATGGGATGCAACTACAGATACTATTTGTTGGGATCTAAACGCAGACTATACAACAGATGAAGATTTTACCGATTTTGGAGGTATTAGAAATACAGCAGGTAGTGGAAAAACTGGTGATATTATGCTGACTACTACTGGACATACTAACGGTGATTCGTATGTAATGGTCCTTACTCTTTATAAAGATTTTGATTAATTTTTATAATGGCTGAATACAAAGGTAAAACAGTAACTCTTAACAAACCCAGGGCTATCCCAAAAGGTAGTCCTGGATACGGTAAAAAACGAAAAGAAGTTTTTGTTAAAAACTGTAGCAGCGAAAGCAGTAGAGTTAAAAGAATTACCTTTGGCGATAAAAAAATGGGTATGCACAAAGATACCGCATCAAGAAAAAAATCTTATTGCGCTAGAAGTAGCGGAATAAAAAGTGATAGATGTAGCGCTAACTACTGGGCTAGAAGAGACTGGGATTGTTAAATGGCTAAATCAAAAACAAAAAAAGACGCTTGTTACCATAAAGTAAAATCCAGATATGATGTTTGGCCATCTGCTTATGCAAGCGGAGCTTTGGTTAAATGCAGAAAAGTTGGCGCAGCTAACTGGGGCAATAAAAGTAAAGTTAAAAAAGCTTGCGGAGGCGAAGTAACCTTTGTTAACGCTAGAGGTTTTAGCAAAATGCTTCCAGGCAAACGCAAACAAACCAAATTAGGCTAATGGCTAGCGATAGTTTGAAAAAGTGGTTTGATAGAAACGACGGCAAAGGCTGGGTTGATTGCAAAACTGGCAAACCTTGCGGAAGAAAAAAGGGTGAAAAAAGAAAAAGTTATCCTGCTTGTAGACCAACTATGTCTGAATGCACTTCAGCAGCAAAAAAGAAAAAAGGTCCAAAAGCAATTAGCTGGAAAGATGGCAGAGTCAAAAAAAGTAATGGTGGTTTTATAGCTAAAGGCTGTGGTAAAGTTATGAACAACCGTAGAAAAATAACTACAATGAGTTAGGAGAATAATAATGCACAAAAGAACTAAAATGTATGCTGCTGGTGGACCTGTAAAAGGGACTAAATATATGTCTAAAGGCGGAGCAGCCAAAGGCACTAAATATATGGCAATGGGCGGAGCTGCAAAAGGTACCAAGTATATGGCCAAAGGTGGTGCAGCAAAAGGAACTAAATATATGTCAAAAGGCGGCAAAGTTTAATTTGCACCTTACATGTCATATTTAATTTCTAACATACCGCAGTTTAAATGCTGGGTAAGAAAAGAATTTACAGCAAATCATAGTAATTATCATGGAGAGTATTTGCATGCTCTTGCTATAGCTGTAAATACATTACCAGATAGGTCTTTATCATTTCAAGTAGTTTTTACTGGCTGTGAAATAGACAATGAAGAAGATGCGCCAAACATTCATGGCGGCGCTATGTGGGCAAGAATGCCTATCCAAGCTTTAGTAGCAGATATTCCTTTAGAAGAATGGCCAACTCCTATGGAAGACCATTTAGCTCAACCTTGGGATTGTTTAAGTCACGAACATTCTGTTGTGGTTTTAGATAGAGTAAGTTCATCTCCCTGGCTTTGTAAAATAGGTGGAGAATTTCATACTGGTAAGTATTTATTTACTGTAGACTATACTGATAACTCAATAGCAGATGACCCTGCTCAACATAAGCAGTCACATGTGTTATATTTAACTGATGCTGGCGAGTATACTGGTAATTTTGTAGCTTTACCTAATAATAGAGTAAGAGCTACGAATCCTGCTTTATGGCGTGTAGGTGAAGGAGCGCCAGATTTTATGCCTTCACAATGGACACATTCAGCAGAACAACATGAGAGTTATATGGACCCAAACGTAACGTTTAACAATCTATATGCTCAAGAGGAAGATTAATTATGGCAACATCTAATAGTACAAATTTTGAACCAAACGTAACTGAGTTTGTTGAAGAGGCTTTTGAAAGATGTGGCCTTGAATTACGTACTGGTTATGATTTAGTAAGCGCAAAGCGTTCTATTAATCTTATGTTAGCTGAATGGGCTAATAGAGGTTTAAATCAATGGACTATAGAAGAAGCTACTCAAACTGTTACTAAAGACACTTTAAACTATACTTTAGATTCTAATGTAATAGATATATTAGATTGTAGCCTTAGAAGAACCGATGGCAGCGTAACAACTGATTTATCTATGGGAAGATTAAGTCGTAGTGAGTATCTAAATATACCAGTTAAAGCAACAACAGGTAGGCCTAGTCAATTCTTTTTAGACAAACAAAACGCAGCAGTTTTAAAAATATGGCCAGCTCCAGAAAACTCTACAGATGTATTAGTATTTAATAAGCTAGTAAGAATGGATGATGCTGATACAGCTATTAATACTATGGACATGCCCTTTAGATTTTACCCTTGTTTCGCAGCTGGTTTGGCTTATTACATATCAGTAAAGAAAGCTCCAGAAAAGTCAGGTATGTTAAAACAAATGTATGAAGAAGAATTTGAAAGAGCTTCATCAACAGACGAGGATAGGGCTTCATTTAGAATTAGGCCTTATATCAGTTAATGGCTTACGCTTCAGCTAAATTTGCCAGAGCTTTATGTGATAGATGTGGTTTTGAATATAAATTATTAGATTTAAAAAAAGAATGGAATAATTTAAAAACTTGCCCAGAATGTTTTGAGACTAAACACCCTCAACTAGAGCCAACTCCAGCAATATCTGACCCAGAAGCTTTATACGAGCCTAGACCAAATAATGATGTAGAAGTTGGCGAAGGCTACATATTAAGTAATAATGATAATATAATTGGTAGTCCTATACCTGGTTATAGAATGACAGCATCTTTAGGAGAGGTTACAATTACAGTATGACTTATTCAGAACTAAGCACATTAATTCAAAACTATCTTAACAATGATGAATCTACTTTTGTTTCAACAATAGCTGATTTTGTAAAAAATGCAGAAGATAGAATATTTAATTTAGTTCAAGAAGATGTATTTCGTAAAAATGTTCAAGGTACAGTAACAGCAGGAAACAGATTTTTAACAGCTCCAAATGATTTTCTTCTTACTTTTTCATTAGCAGTTATAGATTCAACAACAAACGATTATCATTTTTTATTAAAAAAACATCCAAGTTTTATGCAAGAATACACTCCAGATTTAAGTGATGTTTCTTTAAGGGGATTGCCAAAGTATTATGCAAACTATGATAAAGCATATTCAACATCCTCTAGCTCTGGTTCAACAATAGCACTAGCTCCAGTACCAGATGCAAACTACACAGTAGAATTACACTATTTATACAAACCAACAAGTTTAGTTTCAGATACATCAGGAACCTGGTTATCTGTTAATGCTAGAGATGCCTTACTATACGCATCTTTAATTGAGGGTCATACTTTTATGAAAGGTGAGCCAGATTTATTAGCAAATTATGAAAATAGATTCGCGCAAGAAATAGCAAGAATAAAAGAACGAGCCGAGGCAAGAGGTAGACGAGACGAATACCGATATGACTCACTCCGCTCGCAAGTAAGTTAACTTAAAAAAAGGAGATAGGTATGAATCCAATCAAGGAACTTGAAGGGAAAAATGTAGCCATTGTTGGCATGGGCAGGAGCTGGTTTGACTACTGCATGGCAAAATCACATGGCGCACAATTTGATGAAGTATGGGCAATTAACGCAGTTTCTGACGTTATATACCATGATAGAGTCTTTATGATGGACCCACCATCTAGGTTTTTAGATACAGATGATGCAGGAGGCCAAACTAATAGTATGGCTAAAGTATTAAAAGAACATCAAGGACCTATATATACATGTGAACTAGACGAAAGATGTCCTGGTTTGGTTGAATATCCAATTAATGAAGTATTAAAAGAATGGGGATGTCACTATCTTAACAATACCGTTGCCTATGCAATAGCCTTTGCTTTATACAATAAAATAGGACATTTACAAATGTTTGGCGTAGATTTTGGCTATAAAGGTAATTTATATTTTGCAGAAGCTGGAAGAGCCTGTACTGAATTTTGGTTAAGTAAATGTATGAGTGATGGAATGAAAGTAGAAGTAGCTCAATCAAGCTATTTGCTTGACGCAGCAGTTCCAGCAGAAGAAAAGTTGTATGGATATCATCGTTTAGAAGACCATTTAATTGTTTTATCTGATGATGAGTGTAACTTGCAAAGTATGAATCGTAGTGAAGTTATTAAAAATCAAGAGCCAGAAAAAGAAAAAGAACCCGTTTTGATAGATAGAAATGACACTCATCTAAAGAAAAATGAACCTGTGGAGCCTAATAAATGGTAATTAAGATTACTCCAGATGGAGTGCCTGAATTAGGTATGGTAGAAATTGCTACAACCCAGTATGGTGGTCATCCTCCAGAGTTTTGGGCGGAAAGACTTACTGAAAAAATAGTGAGCAGTAGTGATAGTGAAGATCCATATATTAAAGAACAAGCTAGAGCCTATAGAGATATGATTTATCAAGTTTGTTTGATTTATATAAAAAATGCTTTAAAATCTTATAAAGCCACTTTGATACAAGATTTATCTAATCAAGGTAGCGAAGATATAGCAAAAATAATTAAAGGTATTTAATATGGCCATTACATCAACATTAACTACAAGTTTTAAAAAAGAACTATTAACTGCAACACATAACTTTGCAACGAATGGTAATGCTTTTAAACTTGCTTTATATACAAGCTCTGCAACTCTAGGAGCAGCCACAACTGCATTTACAACTACTGGACAAGCAAGTGGTACTAACTATACTTCTGGTGGAGCAGCTTTAACTAAAGTAGCACCAACAAGTTCTGGTACTACAGGTTTTACTGATTTTGCAGATTTAACTTTTGGTACAGCTACTGTTACAGCAAGAGGCTGTATGATCTATAATGACACTAATGGCGATAAGTCAGTAGCAACTATAGATTTTGGTGGAGATAAAACATCCACAGCAGGTGATTTCACTATTGTTTTCCCAGCAGCAGCAGCAAGTACAGCTATTATAAGAATAGCCTAGAATAGCCTAATATGGCTAATATAACTGGTTGGGGTAGAGGAACTTGGGGTTCTAATACTTGGGGTGAACCTAATCCAGTTACTCTTACAGGAATAGCAGCAACAAGTGCTGTTGGTTCTTTAACTATCGTAGCGAAAGCTAATGTAATTCCATCTTCACAAGTAGGTACTACTGGTGCACCGGTTGCTGGTGTAAATGCACATGCTATTGCTTCAATACAAGGTGCTATTGGTACATTGGGTGGAGTTTCAGTTGATGTGGACGGTGAAGCTAATGTTCCTGTTGCAGGTCTAAGTGCTACAGGTGGCGTAGGATCCGTAATAGTTCATCATAATGCTCTAATAAACATAACTGGTGTTTCTGCTACAAGTTCAGTAGGAACAGCAACAACAATAGCAAAAGCTAATGTAATACCAACTGGTCAAGAAGCAACAGGATCTGCTGGATCTATAACACCTACAGGAAAAGCAAACATAACGCTTACAGGTGTATCTTCAACAAGTGCTCTAGGATCTATATCTATTGCTCTTGG